CAGTCGCCTGCGCACATTTCCGTCGGATAGGCCGGGTTCAACGGCTTCAGGTACCGCCGCCCACCATCTTCCACCAGCTTCTTGAACGTCGCCTCGTTACTGTCCGCCAGCTTGGCGATCACCAGCTTGCCGTGCTGTGCGTCGGCCTCGGTGTCGACCAGGATCAACGTGCCCTCGGCGATGCTCTGGCCCACCGGCGCCGTCATCGAATCGCCCTTGACCTCCAGCCAGAACGCGGTGCCCTTGGCGTCATATTCGGACAATTCGTACCGGTCGGAAAACCCGGGCGGGAACGGCTCGACCGCTTCTGCCCAGGCCCCGGCGGCGACCCAGCTGATCACCGGGTAGCGGAAGGTGAGGGTGGGCTGCTCGGTCGGCGCGACATTGGTCTGCGGCGCAGGCGTCGCGCGCTCGGGCAGCATGGGGCCAAGCGCCTCGGACAGCCAGATCGCGTTCACGCCACAGACATGGGCGATCTTGGGCAGATGCGCGCTTTGCAGGTTCTTGCCCGTTTCCAGTTGGGAGATGACCGGCTGTTCCACGCCCACCTGCTGGGCCAGGGCTTTCTGGGTCAGCTGGGCATGCTGGCGGGCGGCTTTGAGGCGTTCGGCGAGAGTCTTCATGGGGGCAGTGTATAAGTTTGCTTATCCTCTTGCCAATAAGCATGCTTCTTTCTAAAGTATAAGCATGCTTATCAAGGCAGCCTTTGGCGCCTGTCATGAGCCCCTTTCAACACGCGACGCCTTGGCGTCCATTCGGCTTCCGCGTCCAGCGCCGCCTGCGCCTGACCGGAACACCGAGCCACGGAGATCTCGACATGCGCCTGAACACGGCACGACAAGCCTGGCACGATTGCTACCACACCCCTTCCGATCAGCAAGGTCGCTCGCTCGAGCGCCTGGGCGCGCTGGGTGCGCGCGTGCAGGTCACCACTGGGCAGCGTGGCGCAGGCCGTGCGGCCCACCAGGCCCTGGCTGGCCGGGTCCAGGCCGCCATCGCCACGTTGCGCCGACCGCTCAAGGCATTCGGCGACTTCATGTACTGCCCGCAGCTGGACATCGATACCCAGGAAGTCGCCCAGGAGGTGGTGTACACGCTGGTGCAGCAACGCTCGCCCCGCATGACGGCTGCCAAGCGCGAACAGCTCGAATACGTGGTCAAGGGCGTCATGGCACGCTATCGGTACATGCATCAGGGCGGGCAATCGGCCAACGCCGATCCGCTGGTTGCGCCGGAGGCCTTCCGGGCCTGGCTGGATGCGCACTATGGCGTGGCGCTGGAGTCGACCAACTGGACACGCAACTGGGGCGGTGCCGTGAGCCTGATCTTCGCCTGCTGCGAGGACCTCGATGCCGTGGTGCTGGCTCCGGTCATCGACGCATTGCAGGTCATGAAAAAAAGTGCGTGAGGGGGGTTGCGCTCCGGTGCGGCTGGTGGCAAGATTTACTCACTTTCGAAGTTTCGCCCAGCGCGAAGCGGATCAAGAAACCGGCCCATGAGCCGGTTTTTTTGTGCCTGCGAAAAGGCTCGCCCCATCGTTCGGCTGATGCCGGGGTCATCACGCTTTCCCTGCTGCGTACGGCTTCAGCGCGCCGTCAGGCTCGCTTCTTTCCCCCGACTGCCCCGTGCAGTCTCTGCTTCTGGACAGACCCCATGGACCCTTCCGATTTCGGCCCGGGCACAGCCACCTGGCTGGGCGGTACGGGCACCGTGCTGCTGGGCGGCTTTCTCTGGCTGCGCAAGTTTCTTTCCAAGGATGCCGCCGACCGGGCCATGGACACGGCCGACATCGGCGTGGTCCGGCGTCTCAACGAGCTGCTCGACTCCGAGCGCGAGGCGCGCTTGCAGGCCGAAGCGCGTGCCGATCAGTTCGCCAAGGAACGCAATGAGCTCGCCGCCGCCGTGGGCCGTATGGAGGGCAAGATCGAAGCGCTGACCGGGCAGGTCGAGCGCCTGACCGAAAAGGTCACCACCCAGAGCGAAGAAATCGCCCGGCTTCGGCCGCGGATAGGAGGCAGCGCCTGATGGACCGATGTGCATTGGAATTCATGGCCCGACGCTGGTGGCGTCGGGTCGAGGTCTGGCTGATTGCGACCTTGCTGCTCAGCGGCGGCGTCGTGCTGGGCTATCAAGCGGCCTGCTGGACGCTCGCCGAGGTCCAGGCCCGTCAGGTCGAAGAGATTCGACGCGCCTACGATACGGCCTTGGGCGAGCGCGATCGCCGCCTGGACGAGCTGGCCCGTCGCACGGATGTCGCCGTGACCAAGGCTGCTCGTGCGGCCACGGCGGCGACCCAGGCCGTGGACAAGGCGGACGAGGCGCTGGCCAAAGGCGAGCCCTGACCAGGGCGAAGGTGCCTGACGCGACCTTCTCCCGACACCGTGCGTGAGTCCTTGCGCACGTCCCCCATGCTTTCACCCCGCAGTAAACCCCAACCCGCCCCGTGCGGGTTTTTTCGTTTCTACCCAAAAGGAAAATCACCATGGCTACACGTTTCTCCCTCCCCAACGGCGCTGTTCTCGAAATCGCCAGTGCCCTGGGCGCTCCCGTTGCCTTCACCGCACTGAGCAACGCCAACCCACCGGTGGCCACCGCTGCCGACCACAAACTCAAGAACGACGATGTGCTGCTGGTCAACTCCGGCTGGTCGTTGATCAACGACCGCGCCGCCCGTGTCAGCAAGGCCGCGACCGATACCTTCGCCCTGGGCGGGCTCGACACCTCGCGCGCCGACAGATACGGCGTCGGCGCGGGCGTGGGCGCCGTCACCCCGGTCACGGGCTGGGCACCGATCTCCAAGGTCACGGCGTTCACCTCCTCGGGCGGTGAGCAGCAGTACCTGACCGTCGGCTACCTGGAAGACGACGTCGACCGTCAATTCCCCACCAACCGCACCCCCAGCACCCTGGCGATCACCGTCGAGGACCAGCCCACGGCGGCGTACGTCGGGCTGGTCGAGTCCTACAGCGAAACCAAGACGCTGGCCGTGGTCCGCCTCAAGCTGCCCAACGGTGACCAGATTCTCTACCCCGGCTACGTCAGCCTCACCAGCACCCCGACCCTCGAGCGCAACAGCCTCATGACCCGCACCCTCAGCATCGCGCTGTCGGGCCTGCCGCTGCGCTACCTCGCCGCTGCCTAAGGAGCCGCCATGACCACGATCAAGATTGCGCAAGACCCGACGTTCACCGCGTCGGTGCCTCTGCCGCGAGTCGGCGGCGAATCGACCCCGGTCGAGTTCGAGTTCCGCTACCTGGACCGCCTGGCCCTGGCCGAGCTGTTCGACCGCTGGAACGCCGCCCGTGAGGCATTGACTGCCCGTGCCAGTGAACCCGGCGTGCGCTGGGCCGAGATCACCGCCCAGGAAATCGAGTTCCAGGTGGACCAGCTCCAGGCCATCGTCACCGGTTGGGCATTGGACGACGCCTTCGACGTCGCCGCGCTGCACCAACTGGTCGGGGCCTGCGCCGGTGCGCCAAAGGCGGTCATCGAGGCCTACCAGGCCGCTTACACCCCAGCTCGCCTGGGAAACTGAGAGCGGCGGCCCGGGCGATCTATGCGCGCAGCCCCGATGCCGAGCAACTGGCCAGTTTCGGCCTGACCCCCACCGACCTGCCTGAGCAGACGGTGGAGGTCTGGCCGGACGCCTGGCCTGCGTTCCGGCTCTTCGAAGCCCTTGGCACGCAATGGCGCCAAGGCTCGGGGCGCCCTACGGGGCTGGACTATGGCGTGGTTCCGGCGGTGGCCTCGATGCTGGGCATCGACCGCCACGCGCTGGCCGCGCTGTTTTCCGATCTGCGTGTCATGGAGGCAGAAGCCCTGGCCGCCATGGCCGACGTGATGGAGTAGAACAATGACGAACTTTGCTGATATCGGGAGCAAATTTGAAGCCTGGGGCACGGCCCACCCTGCCGACAAGATCGACGAAGTGACCGAAGCCGCCAAGCGTAACCAAGCGGCAGCACATGACATGGGTGTTGCCTGGAATTCGGTGCTGGGCAGCGCTTATGGTGGCGCCCAGCAGGTCACCGAACAATTCGATGAACTTCTCGCCAGGCAACGGGATTGGGTGCGCCAACGCAGCCTCGAGAGCTCGATCATTTTTTCGGACAGCGCGCTGTGTTCATGCCCTGACACTTCACCGGACAAGAAGGACGAGAAAAAGTCTTCGAGTTGGCCGCAGCCCTTCAAGAGCTGGGCCGACGGCAGTCAGAAGGCGTTCGATGAGTACCAGAAGACGGCAGGCGATGCGACCGAAAAGGTCGAAAAACTGGTCACCGGTAACTTCGGCAAGATGGAAAATGCGCTCGTCAACTTCGCCCTCACGGGCAAGCTGACGTTCGGCAACTTCACCGAAGAGTTGATCAACGACATGAAGACCATCGCGCTGCAGCAGGCCGCTTCAGGTTTGCTGTCGGGCGCGATGAGCCTGGCAGGATCCGCTGCCAGTTGGGTGATGGGCCAATTCGCCACGGGCGGCTACACCGGCCCCGGCAACAAGTACGACCCGGCCGGCATCGTCCACGCCGGGGAGTTCGTCCTGCGCCGCGAAGTCGTCAGCCAGCCCGGCATGCGCAACTACCTCGACCACCTCAATGCCCGTGGCTACGCCGACGGTGGTCTGGTCACCCCTCTGGCCGTTGCACGACCTGCCACCGGCGGCGGCGCCGGCATGGCGATCCATGTCAGCACCACCGTCAACGTCGCCGACTCCGGCGCGGGCGACCCTGGCAAAGGCCTGGATCAACAGGCGTTGCAACAGAACATGG